AACCACCTGAAGCCTATGAGCAAAGAGCGTAGGATTATTGTTAGGAATAACTTTATGATGAAAGGCCACGGAGATGGCGTCTGATAGACTAGCGGAAGAAGGGACTGACACTCCGGACGAAGCCTGCGGAGCTCCGCGGACCAAGGGACGTTTGGGTGAAGAGTTTATGTCTAAAGTATTTGATAAGTGGGGTTGGGAATGGAGACGTAACGAGTCCGACTACCAGGCTCAAATTGAAGGTAAGGATATTGAATTCCGTAAACCAGGATGGAGAAACTTTTATACTGGTGATGTAAAAAATAATATGAACGATCGCGGATATTATTATGTCCATCGTGATTGGTTGTATAAAGTTAAGTGTGATCGCATTTTCCATGTTAACCCAGACACCGGTTGGGTAGTATGGTATGGTGTGAAGGAAATGAGAGATCATTGGGCATGGTATGAAGAGACATATGGTGAGCAACCTGAGAATATGTTAATGATGCCAAGCGACACTCGTCGGTATCCATGGATCAAAGCAACAAAGGTAGAACTATGAAAAAAGTGTTTAATCAGATCTGGGTAACATTCAAAAAGGAGGGGATACACAAGTATCCGGCAGCGTTAGATGACCCTAAACTTGCTACAGGTAGTTGGGATGATGTTAGCTTCTTGGGCTATCCTCATCGTCATATTTTTCACTTTAAAGTTGGTGTGGAAGTTTTTCATGATGATCGTGATATTGAGTTCATTCAGTTTAAGCGTTGGCTTGAGCGTCTATATTCTGATGGCACTCTCGAGTTAGATTATCGTTCATGTGAGATGATCTCTGATGCTCTTGCTGAGAAGATCAATGAGAAGTATCCTGGTCGCAGGATTGAGATTGAAGTATCAGAAGATGGAGAGAATGGTTCTGTTTCGCGATACGAATAAGTATAAATAAACGCAGTATACTAAATTTATCAAATGGGATCCAAACAAATGCAATCGTTAAAAAACTTTATGATCGCAGAAAGCGCTATCGCAGCTGCGACAAAGAAATTAAAGTCAATGAAGGGTAAGACTGTATCCTTTACACATCATCAGTCTGGAGATAGAATTGAAGGTGAGTACAAAGGCTTGAAACGTATGGGCGCTCGTTCATATGCGCATGTGGAAACTGGCAAAGGTGCACATTTTGTTCCAGTGCATCATATCCACCAGACACAGTAGTTGACTAACCATTTGATTTGAATTATAATTATAGGCAGATAACCTCTGCCTATATTTTTTAACATGGAGTTATTATGACAGACTTTGCACACATTACGCCTACAGCGTACCTAGACCTATTTGCATCAGGTCGACCATTCCACCTAACATTAGCACATCTAGTAGAACAAGATGAAGCGTATGCATCCTGGTATGCATCGCGTGATACTTCTCGTTCTATTATGCCATATATCAACATTATGGATAACTCTGCGTTTGAGATGTACAAGCAAGGACGTCCAATGTATGAGACTGATAAGTTGATTCCTATGGCAGAGAAGATCAAAGCTGACTATGTTGTTATGTCAGACTATCCTGGTCAACATTGGTCACAGACTCGCATGAAGGCTACTCAGATGGCGCCAGAGCTGCGCTCTGCTGGCTTTGGAACATTCTATGTTCCTCAAGGTGAAGAGGGTGATCTAGAACAGTTGATCCGTTCATTTGAATGGGCATCAGAGTCTCAAGATGTTGACTACATTGGTGTTTCTATTCTTGCTGTGCCTCTTGCGTTTGGTGTAGAGAAGAATAACAAGCTGCAGCGGTTCTTATCTCGTTGGAAGTTTATGGATATCCTATATCAGCGTGGTATCTTAAATAAGATTGTTGAGAACGGCAAGAAGATTCACTTCTTAGGTATGGTTGATGGTCCTAATGAGATTGAGCTGATGGGTGAGTATATCCATTACATTGACACATGGGATAGCTCTGCTGCTGTTTGGGCTGGTATCTGTGGTATCTACTTCGATAAATCTCCGTCTGGTTTGATCAATGGTAAGAACGAGATCGAAGTTGATTTTGATCACAAAGGTGCTGATAATAAGCAATTGGGTATTGCAGCACATAACATGCGTTATATTGATAAACTACTAGAAGGAACTGTAGGATGATTACGTACAAGCGTAACGAAGATAAGATTATCAAAGGCATCCAAGCATACGTAGATGCCACATACACTCAACACTACGCTGGTGCATCTGGTCGTGATGTGGTTGATGATTGGGAAGACTGTGGGATTGCTAAAGAAGCATTCCAGTCTAACATTATCAAGTATGCTAAGCGGTTTGGTAAAAAAGAAGGTAACAATCCTAAGGATGTTATGAAGATTATTCACTACTGTATTTTTCTATTGAATGAGCTTGAAAACCAAGCAGTGCATGATGATATACAGAATGGTAAGATTGAAGCAGGTATGAACAATGGGTGAGGTGTTGACAGCAATAGCAATTCTTGCTATGATTATTGGTGGATTTATTTGGATTGCGATTACGGAGAATAATAAATGAGTATGATTAATATTGGTGGTCAGAAGACTACATCTAAACTAACTAAGATCACTGGCGCTAAAGATGTACAGCCTAATGCTGTAGATCTCCGTTTGGGTAAAGTATTCAAGATCAAAGACAATGTGTTTACCATTGACGAAGATCAGAAACTACATCGTGGCTCTGAAGAGTATGAGCCATGGGAAGATGGATACTATTATCTGTATCCTGGTACATATGAAGTAATTATGCAGAACGAGATTAAGGTGGGACCAGATGAAGCAGGATTTGTCATTACTCGCAGCACTCTTAACCGGAATGGGTGTTTTCTTACTTCTGGTCTCTATGATTCTGGGTACAATGGTGTTATGGCCGGGGTACTTCATGTTAACGTTGGCCTTATGCGTATTCGTCCTGGTACACGTATTGGACAATACCTAAGCTGGAAAGCAGAAGCCCTAAGTAGCTATGATGGTGACTACGGCAAAGGCAAAGCGCATGACGAGAAATACACGTAAGGTATTTGTAGGTTACGACACACGTGAGGATATTGCCTGGCAGGTATGTAAAGGCAGTATTCTTCGTCGTTCTTCTAACCTTGACGTGCATGCATTAAAACAACAAGAGCTAAGAGATGCTGGTTGGTATACAAGACCTATTGATAAGCTAGCATCTACTGAGTTTACGTTTACACGATATCTGATCCCAGAACTATGCAACTTTAAAGGTTGGGCTTTGTTTATGGATTGTGATATCATTGCACTTGAGGATGTTAACAAGCTGTTTGATCAAGCTGATGATCAGTATGCAATTATGTGTGCCAAACATGATTACAGTCCGAAAGAAGGCACGAAGATGGATGGTCAAAAGCAGACAGTTTATCCTAGAAAGAACTGGTCAAGCGTCATGCTTATTAACTGTGAGCATCCAGCCAACAAATCTCTCACGATGGATCGTGTAAATGATGAAACTCTAGGTGGTGCATACTTCCATAGATTCTTATGGCTATCAGATGATCTGATTGGTGAGTTCAGTCACGAATGGAATTGGCTTGCTGGTTGGTATAAAGAACCAGATGATGGTAAACCAAAAATGATTCATTATACTGAAGGTGGTCCATGGTTCGATCAATATAGATACTGTGAGTACCATCAGCAATGGAAGGATGAGTTGTTCAATGTTTACAGTTGAATTTGATATGGACGAAACATTAATTACCATCTTAGACAAGACAGGAGAGCTGGAAGATGTTTCAGCTCTTCTTTATGATGATTATTGTCACTTGAGACAGTGGAATGAAAAACGACAGCGGTTTGATGTAATCACTCTAAAGCCTGAAATGTATCTAATGCTAATGAAGTCGTTTAACGCCAGTGAAGGCACATACGATTTAGTTACTAAACCCGCTTAGTGTATCCTTTTCTAAGGTTAGGTAAGATATCCGACACAAGAGTACGACTGTGGTGATGTGCAGCAGTCAATGCATTGAATGTTACAAACGTGGGGACTCCGTTCTCTGCAGCCCAGTTTGACCACATACAGCAAGATCCAATGTACATTTTTGAATCCCTTACAATCTGTAATTTTTCAATCAGTTGTTCTGCGCTTTCAAATACTCTTGAGTCACCCATGTCAACGAAGTCAGGATCGTTGGCTAGTAATGTTCTTAGTAGCTGTCCTGAGTTATAGT